GGTACTACAATAGACCTTGCTAAGTCTATTGGCTTCAGTCCTATTGGTCATGATGTGGCAATTAAAGATATGTTGCCAACATTCATCCCTCAATGGGATTACATAATGGGAGGCGGCATTCCCTTTGGACGAATTACAGAAATTTATGCACCTGAGCAAGTAGGTAAATCAACATTTATGATTTATCTTAATCGGGTGGCAAGTGCACTTGGCGCAGATACCTTTTGGCTTGATGCAGAAGGAACTTCAGATGGGGATCGTATGGAAGAACTTGGGGTTGACCCAGCCCATACCTTTATCTATTCCCCAGATAAAAACAATGGTGAGTCTCTTAATGTTGAGCAAGTAGGGGCTACCATAGAAAACATTATTAATACTTATAAAGATGATGAGTCGCGTAAGGATACCCCACTGCTTGTTATTTGGGATTCTATTGGTGGGACAATTACACAGGCAGAACAAAATACTGATTTTGGCGAAGAAGGCCAACGTGGTCGGCAAGCGGCTGCTGTTACTAAGCTTGTCCGTAAGATTACACCAATGCTTAGGGACGTTAACATTGCTTTGGTTGCTATTAACCAAGTTAGGGCTAACCAAGACGCTATGAACAAATATGCGCCTAAGACAATTGCTGGTGGTGGTGAGGCGCTGAAACATGCAGATGCTTTGCGCTTGGAACTTGCGAAGTCAACTCAAATTAAAGGTAAGTATAAGGGCGAATCAGATGATACATATGAAGGCCATTTGATTACAATGAAGATTGATAAGTCAAAGCAATCTCGTCCCCACCAAAAAGCTCAAGCAGCACTACTAGCTGGTTGGCTATTGAAAAACAATGCTTATCTTAATGGTATTGATTATGAGTACAATATGTATATGGATGCTAAGGAACTTGGGTTGATTAAGGCCTCTGGTGGTTACCGTAAGTATACAACTTTAGCTGGTGAAGAAATCAATGCATATGAAGTGGATTTTCTTAAGCGACTTAAAGATGATCCAGAGCTAACTAAAGAGCTTTTCGTAAGGTCTATGGAAACCATTTGGAGTGATGGTCACCCTAGGTATCTTGATAACAAGAACCTTAATTGTGATGGATGGCCCGGTGTTAAGGAACTTAGAAAATACTTTAGTAGTCTACCAAAAGAACAGGTAGCAAATAGAGAATAACTATTAGCGGTGACGGTTTAGGCCGTTGCCGTTTTTTTCATAAGGGGTAAGAAATGTACGCAAATGATAAGTTTAAGGAACTAGAAAAAAGGCTTAATCAGGCAAAAGATAACCATGAAGCTGTTATTATTCAAGAGTCTAACTATGGTATTCTAGACGCAGTTAAAGTCTATATTATCTACGTTGGGTCAAGATGGGCAACAGGTGAGGAAGTTATTATTAATGGTGATGAGGAGTACCATGTAAGACATACCATTAACTATACTTCAATTGTTGTTGGAAATAAGAAGCAGGTTAAGTTGATATTTGAAGGTGGTAACAATGTCTAATGTAAGACCAAGAGATGTAGATGCTTTGATTGTTAAGTATAAGCATTTACTATCTGCTGTTTATAACGAACAAAAGGGTCGCTTTGATCACAAGAGTGACAAGAGTGCGCCTAAGGGAGAAAGCCCGAAAGGAAATTTAAATTATACCAAGGACCAATTAGCGTTAATAAAGCCAAAGAGTTCGCAGGATGAACTTATGAGCTATATACTCTACCAGTTTATTCTATTAGTAAAAGAATATGATCCTCAATCTGGAGTAGACTTCCCAGGGTATATCAAGACGAAGCTATACTTAAGAACCCGTCATAGTTACATCAAAAAGCTTTTTGCACATAAGGGCAAGGAAGAGCTTGAGGATATGAACCAAGACGATTATGCAGGCCCTGGACATGTTGATAATGTGGCTTATCAAAGAATACAGTATATCACAGGGGCTAATGATTTAACTTCTGATCTAGCCACTACAGGGTTAGAACATGCTATTATGGCTTCTTGGATGGAAGGCAATACTGGTAGGAAAGAGTCTTTTGACTATGCTAAGGGGATTACTAAATGTAATCAAGTAGAGTTTGATAATGCTTATACCAAACTTGAAGGAAGGCTTTACGAGCGTGCTAAAGAATTAAATCTTATCAATAAAGACTAGCTATATTAATTTTGAAAGCAGATAAAGTACTTAAATAAGAGTAAGGAGCCAAGATAATGGCAATTAAATATATTTCAGAAGCAATTAACGATTCAGGTTTAGATATTGATGGTACTGTTTTAATCATTGCGACAAAGAACTTCCCATATCCGCACTTTTCACGAGGAGAATATGCCTTTTCAGTTGCAAAGGTAGGAACGGACGACTACGCAATTTACCCAATGATTGTTCAAAACGGTGCTTATGTACCCGCAGATTCACCAGTTATTCAGACGCAAGGTGACAATATTTTCTTTACAACTAGAAGTGATCTTGCCCCTAACATTGATGACATTGACCAATTAGAGACGGTTCAAAGCTATGAAAATAAGCAAGCACAAGTATTGCAAGCCTTTGTAGCTTATGCAGAACGTGAATTTGCAATGGCAAACTACAACATTGTCATGACAGATTGGGAAACGATTAAAACAGCTGATATTGTTCCAGCAACAGGTATTGCCGTTAACCCAACAAGTCTTAACCTTAGTGTAGGTGATACTAAGACGGTTGCTGCTGTGTTTACACCTGATAATACAACCGATCAGAGTGTAACTTTTGCAAGTAAAGATGCTACGATTGCAACAGTTGATATTCATGGTGTTGTTACTGGTGTTAAAGCAGGCGAAACTGATATTACTGTCACTGATAGTACAGGTAAGCTTACTGCTACCTGCCACATTACAGTTGCTTAGTAAAAACTTAGCCCTTTTAGGGCTATTTTTGTTGCCAAAAACAAAAAGTGTGCTATAATATATGATAAAGGGGCGATCAATCTTGTATACTTACAAAAATATTGATGTTTTACTTGAATCTCCTAGGGTACTATTTCATGGTGATCTTTATGGCAGTGAGCCTAGAAATTGTGATGCAAAGTATCTGTGGGATTTGCTTAAGAAGCATAATGTAAAAAGCACTAATGATTTTAATGATGTGCTAGATACCGTTAAGCCTAGTAGTGAAAAGGGTATTGGAGACTCTTGCACCTTAATTGATATATTGGCATCGAGCTTTAAAGTTGAGTCCTTGCTAGAGGGCAAGATGGTTCACTTATACTTAGATGAAGAATTAACAAGACAAGCATGGGAGGCATTACGTGACACAGTGGACACTTTATACTGATGATACCCCTATTGGGATTATGTCAGCTTTGCATTCAAGCACAAACAGTAAAATATTTAAGGCTGGGACGCCACTAGAAAAAGTCCTTTCTGGGACTTATGCACCAGTTCTTGTTGTAGGAAACTTTTCCACGAGTTCAGACACGGTTAACGCTGCCGCCTCTTTACCACCTTATCATTATCTTCCCACCTATGAGTATGAGGGGGCTTTCTCAAGTGAAAGCCATTATGACGACCATGAAACTAATTGGCTGCAACTATATAATTTGCTTAAAGCTAACAATTTAATTGCTACTAGTGACGAACCAATTTACAAAGCCTACAATGACTTTGTGTTGTTACCTAATGAAAACTATGAAGCAATCTACACTAGCTTCAAGGAAATTGAGCCAAAGCTTATTAAAGCAAAGTTTAGCAAGTATGGTTGTCATCTAGATGACATGGGTGTTAAGGTTGCTAAGGAAGATAAGGAAGATTACGTTAGCAAGAAGCTTGCAAGACGTTATCAGTTTACTAAAGGCGATCTTCAAGTTTCTGTTGTAAAGGCAGATATGTATATGCATGAAATCGCCTTAAGGTGTCAGATAGATAGCACTAAACTTGGCTATAAAAATGCTGTATTTGTACAGAATGGTAACTTTGTAGTGGTACATAAGTCACCAGAGGTTAATATTATGGATTCGTTAGGGATTGATAATCTTGAACAGGTAGGAAATACTTACTCATTCTTTATGGATAACTTAGAAGATTACACCTTAGCAGAAGCATTGAGGGGTACACTAAATGAAGCTTAATATTCTTTTATTTTGCCTATTGACAGTTTCCATTGTTGATTGGTTATTGTTGTTAAAAGAAACTGTTAGAAACGATATTAATAGAATTAAGATGGGATTAGGTTCATATGGACAATCAACTTATATTATGTTAGGTACTAGCATTTTTATTGTTGTGGCCTTGGGATTACTAGCAATTCCATTTGTTCCCCCTATTAGTTTAAACATTTGGCTATCAGGGCTTGTTAGTTTCTTTGGGTACTTGTTTATTAGAGTTATTGAGTCACTTGTAACACTTATTGTTAGGGGGATTTTTATCCGACATGGACAACAAAAGATTAAAGTTGCAAAGTCAGAACAAAAAGATACCAGTATTCAGTAATTATTCTCATAGGGGTATGCTAACAGTTAATAAAGAGCCTGTTTATATTGCTGAGTACAAAGATAAGTACCCAGAAATAGCTGTTTATGCTCCAATGAAGACGACTGTTGGAGGGAAAGATTTTTGGGATAAGAAGTTTGTTATGGATGAAAAACCCCAATATCATTTCTCAGAGGAAACTTTGTTAGGTAAGCTTGCTGGTAAAAGACTTGGTAGCAAAAATAAAAAGCTTGTTAAGAAGAGGCTGTATGAGATGCCCCTTTTTGTAGCAGATATAAAAATGGGTGTTGATACCTTCACGGGACACCATGGCCTAGGGTTTTGGGATCGTACACCAGATAAGTCTAGTTTAAAGGAATATGTTAGAGGAACAGAAACAGGGGTATTTATTTGTCTAGACTCTTTTAAGTGGGAGGATATTAAGTATACAAATGAGGATTTGATGGAAACCTATAAGGAATGGTTAGATGAAAACAGTTTACGCTGATTCTGTTAAACAGTTAATTCTTGATTCTCCTTACCTGTTCACTAGTAAGGATGATAACACAACCGTTCTTTTTGAAAAAGAGATTGACGGTTTAAGCAGTAAACCTACGATTGCTGATTGTCTAATATTTAGCCATTTAAGAGGACTTATTGGGGTTGAGATAAAGACTGCACACGACTCAAAAGCACGCCTTACAAGGCAACTAGCAGGCTACAGTAAGGTGTGTGACCAAGTCTATGTTTTTATACATGATAGCAAGTTTACAGAAGTTGAGGATATTTTAGAAGACTTTCCCCATGTTGGCTGTATCTGCTATACAGAAATTGGTGATATGCTATCACCTGGGATTGTTAAGAAAGCACTAGAAAACCCCTTAAAAGATTCTAAAGTAGAACTTGATATGCTTTGGTCAGCTGAGCTTTGGGACATGTGCAAGTTAGTTTCATCAATTAAGCATAAAAAAGTTGTAAAGTATAAAGTCAGTAATAAGCGAAAACGGATCAAGTTTATACTAGATAATATGGGTATAGACGAAGGGTCAGAGCTGTTCATTGACTTTGTTATTGAAGGTTTATTAAGTCCAGATAGAAGCTTTTCATGCTACAACTTTAGGTGGAAATCATGAGCCTTCTTGGGATACATAGAAACTATTATCAAGAGGCTAAGGCACGCCCTAAGGGGTTTTACTATTTGCGCTTTACACATGTGTACTCTAACTTAACTGAGGAAGAAATTAATGCGCGTTTAGTACTTGCAAAGGAACTTATTGCAGAGGACGAGAAGTGTGCTGAGTCTTTAATTGCCTTACAGCCAAAGGACGATAAGTATAGTGATTACTCAAGAACTGAAGTTTACTATGTAAAGTACATGGGAGATGTTCTTGGAAAGCTATCTATCAAGTTGCTGGATATGGGAGACTCATACAAAATGTGGATTAGCTTTAGCGACCATTTGGTCTCACCTAAAAGTGCTTATATGCTTGCACAAGAAGCTAGAGGTAAACACATAAAACGGTATGATGCACCAAGCGGGCGTTCTGGTAAACGTATAAATGATCGAAAGTGGCGGAGAAATAAGAAGCGTAGCCGCAGAGGAGATATTAAAAGTAATGAGTAGTATTAAAAACACCATTTTAAAAGCACAAGATAAAAAGCTTGACTTGGTTGGTGTCAATGTTATAAGTCCCCACATTGATGAAGCCATGATTGAAGACCCAGTTCTTTCAGTATCCTTAGGGGATAAGACAAGCTTTATTGTTAGCTTTAGACCTATTGGGCAACAAGTAGAAGAACTGGCTCAATTTACTAAGGATTTAGAAACAAGTAACTTTGGGCACAATGTTGGCAAAGAGATTAAGCAGGAAGAAAGCTTAAAAGACAAGATTCAAATTGAAGTGGAATCATACCATTATGACCCTTTTCGGGTATCAATTGATTTTGACGATCCTGATATTGATGATTCTACCTTTTTACTTAATGGTGTCACCTTCAAAAAGGTTTCTTTGGTGGAATCTAAGAATGGCTTAGAAGTTACATTAAAGCTTTTGTTCAAGGAACATACGAGTGACTCCACTAGTTTCTACTCAGATATACTAGGTATGAAGTTATCTAAGCGGGCAACTAAGCGTATCTTGCATGAACTTTGCTATGGCAACCTAACAGGTATTCCTATAACAGCCATTCTTTATGAAGATAAAAGTCATGCTGCAACACTATACCCAATCACCAATACCATTGTTGGACATGAGGATAATGATACTTACACCTTCTCAACAACAACAGGAACTATTGTAGTTAACAAGGATGAAATTAAGAGCGCTAGTATTAAAAAGTCTAAGAATAAAGATTATTTCATAAAAATAAATATGCAGGGAATATTCAATATTCAACTACATGTTTAGACGTTTTAATATATTATGTATAGCATAAAGGCTATTTATATAGCTTTTAAATCCTAAATGAATACTAAAATAGTTAGAAAACGTTATTTAAAAAGACGATTATCTTAAATTTATGCCACTAAATAGCCCAACTTATTGGCATAAACAGGATTTCACGTTAGAAATGAACGTCTATATTAGTATATGAAGTTAAAAAACCCTTTATATAGGGCATAGCGAGGGTGTTAGAGTTTGGCAAAGAGAATGAAACGGGTACAGAAAAAGAAGAGCGTTCTTCTTGAAATATATGATAATGCACTTCTTAGAAGTAAGATAGATGCCGCCCTTGATAATAAGGTGCCATACACAGATATTATTAAGATAGCAGACAATTATGGGGTTTCAGTATCTGCTCCCACTATCTCCCGTTATGCTAAAGCAAGGACTGAATCAAGCATAAAGGGTACAGATCTAAGAAAATCAATTGATGGTGAAACAAAAAATGCATTAGAGCGTATAAAGAAAAAAGAAGAAAAACATGAGGAAATTGAGAATGTTGTAACCACTCCAGTATATGTTAGTGATATTCAGTTCTTAGATACCTTAATATCTAAGAAGTTTAATGGACTATTATCAGCAGATCCTGATGATATACCTTGGAAAGACGCTATTGCAGCCATTAATGTTAAAAATAAGCTTGATGGTGGTGCTAATAAGGGACTAGGTGTTCAAGGGCTAAGAGAGCTACAACTTTATTCCCAAGCTAAGTACACAGCTTTAACTCAGGCTGTTCTTAAATTTGTACCAGAAGAAAAACAGCAAGAAGCGATTGATTACATGGATAAAGTTGAGAAGGATCAGTTAAAGCAGATGGAAGTTACACCACAGAATAAGCTTGTTGTTCAAATTCTTAAGGAAAATGGGGTAAAGATATGAAGTATGCACTACTTAAAACAGACCTTACAATAGATAAGCTTACTCCTGTAACTCAAGCTAAGCTGACCTTAAGCCAAGCCTTTACAGAGCTACTAAATGGTACCTATCTTGTTTTAACAGGTTATGAAGAAAGCACTGGATCAGATGTTTTTACAAGACTAAACCTATCTATGAATACACCAGTAACAGAAATCTCTTATAAGGCACCTAACAGCACGTCTGCTTGGTTAAGGTTTCCAGTCCCAGTTAATGCGTTCTCTCTGTATGACTGTTATACTTATGATGAGAACCTTTACGGGAATGTGCTTTTACATGTAGGCGATATTGTTAGATATAATAGTCAAGGGGTAAAGGTTGCAGTTGTTTCAGGGGTTTATACAGATGCAAATAAAGTTGTTTATTACACGATGCAAGGTGATACAACTATTTACAGTCTTGTTGCAATTCCCGATCCAACCATTATCAACAGCACGACAACCCAACTTGCTAACGTGTTAGAGCCAGTAGCAGATGTAAATGCTGACTACCACCAAGTAGCAGTAGAAGATTATCAAAATAAAATATTTGTACTCTTATAATTGACATGAGTGTAACCCTGTGCTACTATAAGCATAGGGCTTTTTTAATGCCTTAAATTTTGAAAGGGAGACCTATAATGCAAGGAAAACTTGGGGGTTACAATTGGGTAACCTATGGTAAGGATTTAGTGATTTACAAGGACGGGGTCGATGGCAGCTTTGATAGTAGTCGAAAGGGTGCTATTAGTGTTACTTATTCGGCAGATAAATTTCTAGATATTGACAAGGTTCAGGTGGTTGATTTTGCTCGTGCTTATGACAAACAGTTAAGTGAAGTTTTGACGCCTGTTGGTGTTAACCTAGTTAATAAGGTGCGGGAAGATATTGTTAATAAGGAAATCGCAAGTATGCAGCCTAAAGTTGAGCTTAATCAGTATAAAGTGTTTGTACCCGATGGTGTAGGAGTTGTGGCTGTTGAAAATGCATTACGGCGCGAAGGAATTGAGGCAAGAGTGCGTAAATGAGAAAAGAAGAACTAGTCAAGCTTTTTGAAATGGGTTTTACTATGGGATCTGGCGAGGATAAAATGATTTTAGCTGTTGACTATAATACAACTACTGACAACTGTTTATCATTGATTAGTTTCAATAAGCATTACAACCCAATTGATTTTTGGAAGCAGGACAAGGATATTATTAAGCTTGCCCTAGCTAAGATTAAGGCTAATGGGAATCTAAAGTTAAAAGCTAATGCAAGTAGCTATTCTATTAAAGTAGCTATTAACCACAAAAATATAGGGTTTAACTTAGGGGACTAATATGAAGGTTATCAAAAAGTACTTCCAAGTAGGGGTAAGTGAACCAACTACGCTGAATCTTGGCGAAGTAATTCCCTTAAAGGATGGATTATATCTGCTTAGATATATTGAAGATCCTATTTTTCATTTTAAAAAAGGCAATCTTGATAGTATTACACTAAAGCTATTGGTTGACAAAGAACCAGATGGAACTACTAGCTTTCATGATATTAATAATGAAAAAAGTTATGAAGTTGCCTTTTCTTATGAGCAATTTCGTGCAGCAAATAAGAGACAAGTTATAGGTACTGGCAATCTTTATAAGCAGCCCAATGGTAATCTTGTTTCACTGGGTGGCATTATCGCAATAAATCTTAGTGGCGAGTACTTCTCTGTTCGGCATATGGCTAAGATAATTACGCCTTTTAGTAGACAGGACAAGCAGATGATTACTAAGTTTTATAGGGAAGCGCATGTAGTAGAAGTGAAAGGTGGAAATTAAGATGGAAAAAGCAACAGATAAGCAATTACGATTTATGCTAACGATTAGGCAAGCTTTGGCAGATTATGATGAAGTTATTGGTGGGGATCACCAGTTGCCCTCAGCAGATGAAGTTTGGTCGATGTCTAAGGCAGACGCAGGAAAGTTTATTAGCAAGAATAGCAAGGATTACAAGGAATGCTTGGCTAAGCTACTAGAAAGTAAGAATAATTAGCTATTGATTTTAATAATAGGGTATGCTATTCTTATAAAGAATTAAACATGGAAAGAGGACGAAAAATGAGCGAAGAAAAACTGTACGCGGTTAAGAACGATGAAGGAAAATACTGGGACTTTTCAGACAATGATATTTTCTGGAGCTTAGTTGCAACACGGTGCCCTACTACTAGCGCAAGAAACTTAGCCACGTATACTGCAAATGAGCATGGTGGTCACGTTGTCACGCTCGTTGAGGAGCCTAAAAAGGTAGTCCTACCTAAGAAAGCCGCTGAGTGGGTTGATAGTGTTAAAAGCAGTGGACGAGATA